AATTGATATTACAGGGATCAACGCTGAGGTTGCATTAGGTCAATGGGAATACCAAGTATTTTCAAAAGGTAAATTAAAGGCGGGTGATGATTTGTGGATGACCAGGTACTTTTTATATAAAATCTCTGAAAAATATAATTATGGGGTTAATCTACATCCAAAACCAATTCAAAAAGGAGAATGGAACGGATCTGGACTTCATGCAAATTTCTCCACAGATAAAATGAGAAATGATGGTAACGAAAAATATTTTATGTCATTATTTAATGCGTTTGAAGTAAGACATGAGGCTCACATTAAAGCTTACGGGTCAGATAACAATCTTCGTTTAACTGGTAAATTTGAAACACAATCAATTGATAAATTTAGTTGGGGGGTTTCAGATCGTGGAGCATCAATTAGAATTCCAAGAGATACTGCAAAAAATTGGAAAGGTTATGTTGAGGATAGAAGACCTGGATCAAATGCTGACCCATACAAAATTATTAAAGAAATTGACATATCTTTAAATACTACCGATCAAATCTACGATGTTAAAATAATGATGAGTAAGGATGTTGATATGGAAGGTCTTAATGAAAAATACGGAACAATTTCAAATGATGAATTATTAAAAGAATATAGAGAAGAATAATGGAAAAAGAATGTGTATGTGGAGCTAACGTATTTTGTGAGTGTCCTCCACCAAAAGTAGAACAAGTTAATCATCCTAACCATTACGGAGGAGAGAATAATCTTTATGAGGCAATAAAAGTTATTGATGCTTGGGATTTAGGATTTAGTTTAGGAAATACGGTAAAGTATATTTCAAGAGCTGGAAAAAAAGATAAAGAGTTACAGGACCTTAAGAAAGCATTATGGTACTTGCAACATCATATAGAAACATTAGAGAAAAAATGAAAATAGTAGTAACAGGAGGAGCGGGGTTTATAGGATCCGCATTTATAAATCACCTATTAGATAACTTTGAATGTGATGTTCTTTGTGTTGATAAACTAACATACGCTGGTCGTAGAATGAATATTAAACACAATGTTTCTTTTTTACAAAAAGACATTTGTGATGTAACGGCAGATGAACTTGGTGATTTTGATTACATGGTTCACTTTGCTGCTGAGTCTCACGTCGACAATTCAATTAAGAATGGGCTACCATTTGTTAGAACTAATGTTGAAGGAACATTTAATTTATTAGAGATATCAAGAAATAATAAAAATATTAAAAAATTCATACACATTTCAACCGATGAGGTTTATGGGGATATGGATGAACATTTTTCAATTAATCATACGGCAACTGAAGATGATAGTTTAAAGTCTAGCTCATATTATTCCGCAACTAAAGCGGCATCTGATATGTTAGTTTTATCTGCTAATAGAACTTATGGTTTACCATATATCATCACAAGAACTTGTAATAATTTTGGTGAACATCAGTTTGAGGAAAAATTCTTACCAACAATTGCAAGATCTATCGGTGAAGGTAAACCAATTCCAGTTTATGGTGACGGATTACAAGTTAGAGAATGGATGTATGTTTATGATAATGTAAAAGTCATTTGTGATTTAATGTTTGACGATGAAATTGTAAACACCACTTATAATATTGGAACAACTTTCAGAGTGACAAATTTGGACATTATTAAAAATATTTCTTATATTTTAAACAAAGAGGTTGATGTTAAATACGTTGAAGACAGATTAGGTCATGATAGGAAATATGGTCTTAATTGTACAAAACTAAGAGAATATTATATAACTAAAAATGGTGAGATTCCTAAGTTTTTAAATTTATTTGATTACTTAGATAGACAATATGGAAATTAAAAATAAAAAGGGACTTAATAAAGAGATTGGGATATTAGATGCGATCACAACTCCTGGTGAGTTAATCCGTGAAACACTTATTAATTTTATGTGGGGATTTCTTGGAAATTCAATTGTGGTTTTTGTTACAAAAGAGTTGGACTTTTTGGTTTTAATCAACTACATTGCCTATTACATATTAATTTCTTATATTGTTAATAGGAAGAAATATGAAACTATGTTGGGTAAGTTTATTGTTTTACCGGGTTCGGCAGCAATAGGTGCCTTCACAGGATATAAACTAGCTCAAGCAATAACAAGTGTAATTTAAATAAATAAATAAAATAATGATAGAAACAGGAAAAATTATAAGTGGGGATTGTATTGAAGTAATGAAAACATTACCTGAAGGATCCGTTGATTTAATTTGTACATCGCCTCCATATGGAGTCGGTATTGATTATGATGTACACGACGACGATGTTGAATTTGATGAGTATTTAGTATTTGCTAAGAACTGGTTAACTGAAGCGTATAACGTATTAAAAGATGATGGTCGTATTGCACTTAACATTCCTTATGAGATTAACAGACAAAAGAAAGGTGGGAGAATTTTCTTTGTTTCTGAGATGTATCAGTTAATGAAACAAATTGGATTTGGGTTCTTTGGTATCGTTGATCTTGAAGAAGAATCGCCACATAGATCTAAGACAACGGCATGGGGTTCTTGGATGAGTCCATCAAGTCCGTATATTTATAATCCAAAGGAGTGTGTGATATTAGCATACAAAAAACACCACATTAAAAAGGTTAAAGGAGAACCTCAGTGGAAAGGAACACCTACTGAAATTGAACAGGAAGACGGGACATTAAAGAAAAAAATTGTATATGAAGAAAAAGATAAGAAAGAGTTTATGGAACTTGTATTTGGTCAGTGGAATTACTTTGCAGATACTAAATCACTCACCAAGGCAACTTTCTCAATGGACATACCGACCAAGGCTATTAAGATACTATCCTACAAGAACGATGTAATATTAGATCCATTTGCTGGTTCAGGTACAACATTAGTGGCGGCTCAGATATTAGAACGTAGATGGTTAGGTATTGAGTTAAGTGAAAATTACAAACAAATTGCCGAAACAAGAATTAATTATTTCAAAGCTTTAGAACAAATAAAAGAACTCCCATTTAATTAAATGGGATTTTTTATTTTTACGTAGTATTTATAACAAATTATTTATTATGGAAGATGATTATGAATGGGGAGATCACACCATTTCTGAGTTTTAATTTATTATCTGCAAACTTTTTTTTGTTGAAAACTATTTATAACTATGAAGAAAAAGTTAATAACGGAATCAGGAATAAGAAACATCAGAGAATTATCTAAAAGATACCCTGAGGCTAAGATATATTTTCACCAAGATTTAGATGGTGTAACCACCGCTTTAGGTATGAAAAGTTACTTAGAACAAAACGGAATAAAGGTGGTAGATGCTGAGATCATTCAATATGGTGATAAGGAATTTGCAATTAAGAAGTTGGATGCTGAGGGTGATGTTATGCCGGTGTTAGTTGACTTTGCTCACGGTAAACCAATGTTCATTATACATACTGACCACCACGACACACAAGCGGGAGTTGAGCAAGGTACCTCAACTAATTTTAAATCTTCAAGATCTAACGTTGAGACAATATCTCAAACCGTATCTCCAAGAGATATTTTTCCATCTGACGATATCACTTTGATATCTACGGTGGATTCAGCAAATTATGCTCAACATGATATTAGTCCTGAACAAGTAATGAACTATTTGTTTAAGGTAGATAAGGATCAATCACTACAAAAAAACAAAATGATAATGGGTATGGTTGCTAATAAATTATTATTGGCATTCAAAAACAAACCAGGGTTCTTGGAAAATATTGTAATGAATGCAAATCCATCGTTATTAAGTATATTGTTAAACATCAGATCTCAGATCAAAGAAAAAAGTTATGCTGATGTTGGAGATTTAGAAAAAAACAAAGAGAGTTATGTTCAAACAATGAAAACTCACAAAAATGTTAAAGTTGATGATAAAATTATAGTTCAGTATGGTGGAGGTAGTATGATGAAACCAGGATCATATGATAGATACACACCATTCAGAAATAATCCTGATGCGGACTTCTTGGTGATTGCTTGGCCATTAGGATTGGTACAAGCGTCTTGTAATCCATTTAAGAAAGAAAGAGCACTTAAAGGTGTAAATTTAGGTGAGATCAAAGATGATGTCTTAAACAAGTGGAAATCACAATTACAAGACAAGGACATTCCTTTATCAACAATAAAATGGATATCAGAATCAGGAAAAGGTTTTGGTGAACAATCAGTTGGTTTTACATTCAGAGATTTTAACGCCTTATATGGTAAAGAATTTAAACAAATGGCAGATGGGGAGGATATACTTGGTGATGTTGAAGAAGCAATGAAAAAACCATTCAGTAATTTAACAGATAAAGAAATGAGAATGTTAGATTCTATTAGTGTAAACGCTTGGGATTTAATTCAATCTAATAGTGGGGGACATAAATGTATTACTAACATTTCTGGTTTAAGTTATTTAGGTAGATCTAAAAGACCACCTAAAGATAAATACAAATATAATGAAGAGTCAGATGATACACCTTATATTAAATTTACCAAGATGGTACAGAATGAATTTGTTAGAGTTTTGAAAGAAAAAATTAATGAAGATAGTGGTAATAG